ATGGACGGGGACGACCCAGCCTTATACCTCCGGTCGCCTTACGCAGTCTCGCCAAAAGATTTGAAGCTGGCGGAAAGCTTTACGGAGACGACAACTGGAAGCAAGGATTCCCACTAAGTAGATTGTATGACTCGATGTTTAGACATTTGTTGGGGCTGGCTGAGGGGGACAACTCTGAAGACCATGCGGGTGCTATACTGTGGAATGCGTCAGCTTGGATATGGACGGAGCAAAAGATCAAAGAAGGAAAGCTGCCACAAGAACTATCAGATATAAGTTATAGAGATGAATGAAGAAATAGTATTACCAGCGTTGAGTAAGTCTTTGATAGAAAAGCTTGACAAACTGTTCCCGGATAAATGTCCCCTCTTGACAGACTCTGATAGAGAGATATGGTATAAGGTAGGACAAAGAAGTGTAATTAATTATTTACAACAGACTTACGACGAACAGTTACAAGACAACATCATCACCAAAGACTTAGAATAGCTATGTGTTTCTCACAACCTAAGATGCCCGCTATGCCGGAGATACCACCACCTCCACCTCCTCCAGCTCCACCACCACCGCCATTACCTACGGCAGAACGAGCTGTTACTAAGAGGGCTACACAACCTACTAAGCGTCGTCGTGGCACACAGCAACTAACAAGTACTCGTCGTCCTACTTTAAGCATGGGTGGGGGTTCCGCAGGAACCGGAGTACAGCTTTCACAATAGTAACAATAGTAATATAAATACATATATGAGCCTTCGCACACTTGATAAAAAGACGCTACTCTCATCTGTTACATCTTCAGGAGCGGGTAGTGCATTCTCAGTTGAGCGTTCTAAGGGTTGGACATTTGTCATAGCCACTGAGTCCGCTGGAGCTGCAACCATAGACATCGAAGCTTACATTGGAGGAGCCTGGCATGTAGTACACAGTCAATCAGTATCAGCCGAAGGATCGGTTATGGTACGAGATGACATGGGACACTACGAAAAGCTAAGAGCTAATGTAAGTGCTTACACAGCAGGAACCCACAGCGTCTACGCTACCGGAACTGTTGACTCACTATAATGTCGATTGAGTTCACATCAGGATTTGAAAAACCCAGCGGTATCATCGCATTCCCTGGTAACTTTATTCGACCTGCTTTTGAAAAGCTCTACGGATTTGATGCACCACAAGAGGAAGTCATCGTGGACGGAGCAATCTTTACAGAAGCTAGTGAACCATTGACAACAGAACTAAACGAAATATTATTATTTGAACCCACAGCTTAATACTCATGGCTAATAAAAAAATTACAGAACTTACCGAGCTGACGACACCAGCAGGTGCAGACATTGTAGCAATCGTTGACGATGTAGCAGGTACACCCACCACTAAGAAAGTAACCGTTACCAATTTAATGGGGCAAGCATCTGCCTCTAACTTATCGAGTTACGACTTTGGAGATAATCAGATCGAAGGTTTCAGTGCTAAAGTAGACACACCTACCATAACAGCTAACGCTTACACATTGACAGACGCAGATAATGGTAAGGTTTTAGCTCTTGATAACGGGGCAACTGCTATGACTGTTAACATCAATACAGGATTAGCAGCAGGTTTTAATTGTAGTTTTATTCAGACAGGCTCAGGTCAAGTTACATTTGCGGGTACTGCCACAGTTAACAACAGACAATCACACACCAAGATCAACGCTCAGTACGGAGTAGCAAGTATAGTAGCTTACGCAGCTGACACCTTTGTTCTTGCTGGAGATACTGCTTCCTAATAATGTTCCTTCCCGCCACATTCAATCTTGGGGTAGTAGGTACTGCTTTAGGTGGAGGTTTTGTTGACCCCGTTGATTCCTTAACTATTGATGTGTACGATACAGAGTCGCAAGTATTTGCACTTACATCAGTAACCAACTACACCATAGTACACGCTAAAGATACTGACAAGTTGTATGTTTGGGATGGCAGTAATTGGGTGTTTTTTAATAAAAATTAATAAATTATAAGTATGAGTACATTAACAGCTTACGCATCAGCAGCAGCTAGAGATTCAGCAGCACCAGCATCCAGTAACCCTGGTCTTTGTATATTTAGAACAGACACCAAAGCTATAGAAGTATCGGACGGTACTAATTATCTAACTTATAATAACGATGGTATTCCAGTTTTATATACATCTAATAGTTATAGTGCTTCGTTCGATGGTAATGATTATATCACAGGAACTGTTAGTGGATTAAACTCTTTGTCTGCATTTAGTACCTCATGTTGGTTTAGGTATCAAGGCTCTTTAGGAGGTTCTACACATATTCCGTTGAGCGGTTCTACTTGGTATATTTGGTTAAGAAACACCACGACTATTCAATACGCTTCACAAGGGTCTAATACTAAAGACTTTACTATAAGTACAATAAACGACAGCACATGGTATCACTTAGCTACAGTACACGATGGTACTAGTGCTACATTGTATTTAAATGGTAGTAGCTTAGGTACACAAACTGTTAATGCAGTTCCTTCGACAGCAGGTAATTCATTTAACATAGGTAGATACCTGTCAGGTTCTTACTACTGGAACGGATACCTAGACGAAGTAGCTTTATTCAATAGAGCATTAACATTTTCAGAAGTTTCTAATATATACAGCAATAAAAGCTATCTGAACTTAACAGCTTTGTATCGATTAGAGAATGATGCAACTGACGAAACAGGAAATTACGATTTAACTAACAACGGTGCTACATTTGTAACATCAGAGAAACCCTACTAATTATGAGCAGAACATATGTAATCGTTGATTCCGCAGAAGCTAGTAGCTTTGATTTCAGTAAGTTAGTAGACATCGATGAATCGTACAGCAGAAAGAGCTTGGACGGTAGTAAGATACTCGCACGATTTGAAGGAGACACTCCTAGCTTTTTGATAGGTGAACAGCAATACACTCAGGAAGAGATACTACCTATAACAAACGGTCCTGAGTGGTCATCTACTGAACTGTAAGACTGATGCACGAAACAGCCCAAGGGCTATATCACTCGTTGGAGAACCAGCGGTGGTCATTCTTAGACAGAGGTCGTACATCTTCTGAGCTTACACTTCCTTATGTCTTACCACCTGACGGACACAACTACGCTACTAAGTACTACACACCGTACCAAGGCATCGGAGCTAGAGGTGTACTGAATCTTAGCAGTAAGTTATTGTTAGCACTGTTACCACCTAACGCTCCGTTCTTCCGTCTTGTTATAGATAGATATGAACTGGACAAAGCGAAGCAGGAGTTAGGACCAGAGGGTGGTGAGCAGTTACGCACAGACTTAGAGAAAGCATTAGCTGATGTAGAGCGTAGTGTATCACAGGAAGTAGAAGTACAGAACTTCAGGAACGGTATCTTCCAAGCACTAAAGAACTTACTTATCACAGGTAACAGTTTGTTGTACTTACCGGACGAAGGTGGTATGCGTGTGTTCAAGCTTGATCGTTATGTAGTCAAGAGAGACCCGATGGGTAATGTTACACACATAGCAGTGAAAGAAACTGTAGCTCCTATGATGCTTCCTGAATCTGTAAGAGAAGAAGTATATCGTCAGGAAAAGGAGAACAGCTGTGACCTCTACACCGCAATCATCAGAGAAGGAGATAAGTACAAAGTCTACCAGGATGTTAAAGGAATGCTCATCGAAGAAAGTATGGGTGAGTATCCGATTGATAAGTCCCCGTGGCTCCCGTTACGCTACACCCAGATTGATGGAGAGGACTACGGCAGAGGATTTGTTGAAGAGTACCTCGGAGACTTAAAGAGTTTAGAAGCACTGACCAAAGCAATCGTAGAAGGTAGTGCAGCAGCAGCTAAAGTATTGTTCATGGTTAATCCGAATGGTACAACAAGAGCACGGACATTAGCTGAAGCTCCTAACGGTGCGATTGTACAAGGCAGTGAAGGAGATGTATCTGTGTTGCAGTTGAATAAGTTTAACGACTTCCGTACTGCACAAGCCACAATGAATGGCATAACAGATCGTCTCAGCCAAGCATTTCTTTTGACATCGGGAGTTGTTAGAGATGCGGAGAGAGTGACTGCTGAAGAGATACGCATGTTAAGTCAAGAGCTTGAAGCTGCTCTGGGTGGTCTCTACTCTCTGTTATCTCAAGAGCTACAGCTTCCTATTGTCAGTCGTTTGATGGACAAGATGTCTAAGAGCAAGCGTCTACCTAAGATACCTAAAGATATTGTTAAGCCTACTATTGTTA